ACCCAATTTCAGCATGTAGTTAGTATTTGTCTCCCAGATATTTCCCACAACGTCCCATTTTCTTACAAGTTTTCTTTGCCATCTTGTATGCCTTTCCATCGTGATTGCACCCTTCATGTAATAAATGAAAATCAATGACAGATGAATACCCACCTGTTAATGCACTTCCAAGACGCGCAAGACCCCACGACTCAGCACTTTGGTTTGGACGAGAACCACTAGAATAGTAAGCACCGCGACCTTTATTCACAATTTTTTCAAGAGTATTTAGAGAACATTGGCTTTTTTTTGCTAATTCTTTATTGGGAACTAATTTATCTACGTTGTATACTTTCTTTGCTTTATTGACGTGTCGCGATTTTCGTGTTTTGTAGGACTTTACTTTGGGACGATTGAAATATTTTCCAGTTTTATACATTTTTCTTGATTTTTTGATATATGATTTTTGTTTTTTAGCATCTTTATTCGTTAATATATCGGGAACATATTTTTTAGGAATATTCATAATTATCTATATATTTATGAATTATAATAAATTCGTTCAAACACAATATAAAACGAATAGGTATATATTAACTATAATTTAGTGCGTTTAAAATGAACGAAGAAAACAACGTCCTCACTATTAAAACCGTCCAAATTCAACCTATACGTAATATGATTACGGCGATTAAAGATATTTTGACCGATGCTACAATAACATTCACTCAAAATGGCATCAATATTTGCGATTTTGATAAAACACAAACGATTTTGGTAAATGTCATTCTCGAATCTATTAAATTTGAATCATATAGTATTGTTCCTAATCAAATTATCGTATGCGTGAATACATCTCAATTATTCAAACTTATTTCTACCATGTCCAATGATGACACACTAACCATTTATATTGACAAAAATGATTATAACGATGGTGTTGTTACCCATTTGGGATTACAATATGAAAACGGCTCAATAAAACAATGTTCTACACAGAAGCTGCGATTAATTGACCCCAATACCGACAATGAAGATTTCCCTGAAAATTTGGAATATTCAACCATCATTAACTTACCTACAAGTGATTTCCAAAAGGTCATACGGGATATGAACGGAATTTCGGATCGTATTGAAATCAAATCGGTAAGCAACGACATTATATTTAACTGCGAAGGTCCTTTTGCCAAATCCCAGATCTATCGTTCCGAATCAAGTGGAAATATGGAATTCGTTCAAAAGAATGACGACACCACAGTTATACAAGGAGAGTATTCACTCAAGAGCCTGAGTCACTTTATCAAATGTACGCCATTATGCAGTCATTTGGAGATGTATTTGGGTAATGATTTGCCGTTGATTATCAAATATGATGTTGCATCACTTGGCGAAATCAAACTTTGCCTATCTTCTTTGCCATCCCAAAATTAATCACCATTGCCGATTAAATATATACCAACTATTATGGATATAACACCAAAGAATTGAGTGAGTGTAATTTTATCATTAAACACCAGATATCCAACACCAAATAAAACCAAGGTTTCAAATCCTGCCATAAATGTGCGTATAATACCTAAATCGTTTTTGGTAGATATGCTGTAGATCCAAAAAATAAATCCAAAGAAGAATACAATACCAGCAGAAATAGCGTTATAATGTTGACTTGTCAAGCGTGTAATATCAAATATATTTTCTTTGAGATATACACATCCAATAAATGTCATTATTGCAATAGCAGAAGTAAAATATAATAAAGATATCATATAATCAGAACTGCTATCAAATGATTTACGCAATAAAACTTGTCCTGCAACAAAAAATAGTGTGCCAATACCAATACTATACCTCCAATCTAGTTTCATAAATTCCCTTATATACATTATTCATATATTATGTTATATTGTGATTGTTTTGCTATTATGGACGATTACTGAACCCACTTTATCTGTATTTTCCAAATGTTTAATTGTCGAATATGTAATATCTAAATTATTCATATTTTTATATTTTGAATGTGATTTGCAGCAAACCGCACCTTGTTTTATGATTTTATTATAATGTTTCTTATTTATTTTACTATTGGAATTTAACTGACAAACAACGTGACAAGATGGATAATTGGCAATATGGAACCATAAATCATCTTTTTGAGATTTATTGATTAAATATTGATTTTCTTCTTTGTTTGAACCTACTATAAATATGTAGTCCATATTATCAATTGTTCGTTCCCATTGCTTCATATGTAAATATATAAATTACTTACATATGAATTTGTTTATGTGTAATCAATTTTAATAAGAAATAAAAAATAAGGAACATTATATATAATATTTTTATGTATATTTCAGTTAAAATTCAGGCTCGTGCTTTCTAAATAAGCATCCCTGTGAACGTTCGTCTACAAATGACTGAAATACAGACGAATCCTGATATTCTAGATCTTTCATCCAGATTTTAATAATACAAAAGTTCTTCTTAGGAGATATAGTAATACCGTTTATCTTATCGTTTATTATTTTATTATTTGACAACGTTTCTGTTGCAATATACTTGAATAACAAATTCCAAGACTGATAAACCGTTTTATTATGTACTTTATAACAAAAACAACCGCCATTTCTATTTTTAGGGTCCTCCCATCGTGGTGTAATACCAGAACGCATTAAGAATAGCATACAATTTTTAACTAGACCGGGTTTCATATTGCTATTAAGGGCCAGCACTTGTTCGCATGTATTTATATCTTTCATTATGGATTTGTAACTTCGCAAATCCCAATTCGGATCAGTTGGTAAATGGTAATACAGATCCCATTTATCATTTAAAATGTGTTCGGATTCACCCATCAAATTAGATATGAAGGATTATTTTTTACTCCTAGTAATATGTCATGATATATATTTTTTATATGTTATTATGAATCAATTTTATTCCGTAGCGATTTCAAGTATATTGAATTTATTTTCTTCTAGGCGAATATATTGTGTATGTGTTAATTGTTGAATATCCATATTACTATCCATAATATTCAACTTGTATTCATTATCAAATCTGTATTCACAGAATTGGTGTTCGAGTAAATATTTGATAAAAGATGGCGAAAAGAGTTCGTTTCCGATGATAGAAAAGCGTGAACCGAGTTCAAAAAAGATTGAATTTTCCATTTTTGGATGGGTATATTCAATAGATAAAAAGGATACATTTGATTTTACAAATTCGGATAGTTTAGGTGAACTCATATCAGTATGCATAGCATATCTGACAATAAACATATCGAAATATTCTAATAGAAATACACAATCGGTTATATCTCCAATTAGTGATATTTTATTGTCTAATAGGTCTCCTATGTTAGATACACAATTGTCAATATCATTATCGTTATGAAGTGTATTGACTGTATATTCATTATCTGTAAGTAGAGATGATCCATCTTGCATAAATAATAATAGTTTAAAAATATATTTATAGTAACATTGCTGTATAGGAATTTTTCGTATGATACAATTTATTTCGTTTGTATGATTATTATTTACTAAACACGATGTACCATACCAGTTTACATTTAAAGGCATATTACATTTTACATTATAATAATCACACCATAACATGTCAAAATAATAGTATGATACATCGGTAATTTGTTTAGCTATAATATTATTATTATAAATGTATAGAAATCCATTTGTTACATATGATACCAATTCAAGTGTTTTCATACCTACGATAAACGCATATTTACACGATTTTTCGTATAAGTAATTCATAATATAATATAAATATATGGTAAATTATACTTTTATATTCTTTTCCAAATGACTAATATAGGCAAAATGGCAATTGAAAATGGATTATTCATATTTCGTCGTGATTTTCGGATCATTGATAATACAACATTGATAGAAGCGTCTAAAAAATGTAAAACATTGCATTTGTGTTTTATATTTACACCCGAGCAGGTGACAGATTCAAATAAATATAAGTCGGAAAATAGTATTCAGTTTATGATTGAATCGTTGAAGGAATTAGAAGTGTCAGTAGACGGCGTATTCAATATATTTTACGGTGAAAATAATGATGTTTTGAAAAGTATTATGAAATATAATTCTATTGATGCTGTATTTTTTAATATTGACTATAGTCCATATGCCAGAACACGTGATGAATCAATACAAACACTATGCTTTGAAAATGTAATTGATTGTTATTCGAACCACGATTATTATTTATATCAACCTGGTTCTATCACCACTACAACAGGAGGTTTTTATAAAAAATACACCCCGTTTATGAATGCTGTAATAAATAAAAAAGTGGAATTGGTGAATAAAAAAGGAGTGAGTAATGTATCAAAGACAAGTCTGAAAGTCCATAAGAAGTATTCATATTCGTTGAACCAATCCGAAGAACTATATACATCAAATGCGAATATTTTAGTCAAAGGAGGACGCAAAGAAGGCATTAAACGTATTAAAATGGCATTACAACAACAATGTAATTACACGGTAAAGAGAGATACCCTGAGTTACACTACTACTATGTTATCGGCTTATATCAAATTCGGATGTGTATCAATACGAGAAGTATATCATAGTGTAAAAAACAAATTCTCTGTAAAACACGGAATTATACGAGAACTCATATGGCGCGATTTTTTCGCACACGTATTATACAATTTCCCAAGTGTAGTAGGCCAATCCTATATTACAAAATATAGAAAAATCGTATGGTCGAACAGTATATCCAATTATGAAAAATGGAAAGATGGAAAAACTGGGTTCCCTGTGGTTGATGCTGGAATGCGTCAACTAAATGAAACAGGATATATGCATAATCGTTGTAGGATGATTTGTGCGACGTTTTTAATCAAAGTATTATTACTCGATTGGCGGTTGGGAGAACAATATTTCGCAACTAAACTAACAGATTATGATATTGCGTCAAACAATGGGAATTGGCAAGGTATAAGTGGCACAGGAGTAGATATGAAACCATATTTTCGAACAATGAACCCCTGGATACAAAGCAAAAAATTTGATCCCGATTGTGAATATATCAAAACATGGGTTCCCGAATTAAAGGATGTAGAACCGAAATATATCCATTCTTGGTATGAAAGCTGGAAAAATCACAAAAATGTTTATATCAAACCTATTGCAGATTATAAGACACAGACAGAAAAAATGATGAATTTGTATTCCAAAGCATAAAAATATATGTATTGAATATATATATATTATGGATTATCAATCATTTGACAAAGCGTATAAAATAACTACACCAACATATTTAGGATATACCAACAACGAAGCAATAGACAAGGTGTATGGTAAGGTAGAACAAAATGTTTATACGAGTGAAGTGAAAAAAACAGAAGTATTTTCAAGCTGGCAATATCGTAAATATACACAAGATCGCTCTGAATCCATAAAAAAACGCAATTTGAGAGAAGCGAAGAACCATTGTGGTAGATATATTCCTGAAAATAATGACTATGTTAAAAGTCATAGCGATTTACAAGAAAACTATCAAATGAAAATGGATTTACAATCGCGCAAAATGGCACCTAATGTTGTTCTATAATTATGAGTTTAAATATTTCATATATGTTTAGATATATATGAAAATTATTAGTTTCGATGTTGGTATAAAAAATATGGGATACTGTATTTTTGATATAAGCAATAATAAACCTTACATTACACAATGGGAAATAATGGACTTAGTTGAAGATAGGACATTTGATAAGCGGGAGTGCTGTCATATTCTAAAAAGTGGTAAAAAGTGTAATAAAAAAGCAGTTTATAAGAAAAATGACATATATTTTTGTAACGTCCATAGTAAACAATGTAAATATTGGCTTCCGTCAAAGGATTTCACCAAACATAAATTATCAAAAAAAACTATAGATGAATTGATAACACTATGTAAACAATATCATATATCTATTTCAAAATATACAAAACAAGAATGTTGTAGTAAAATAATGTCACTATATGAAACGAATGTATTAGATAAACTCGAAAATAAAAAGAAGAAATGTGATGACTATGACCTCGTGCATTTAGGAAAACAAATAAAATATTGCGGGGATTTGACAATTGATAGTAGCACAATTACACACGTATTGATTGAGAACCAGATTAGCCCCATTGCTAATCGTATGAAAACTATACAAGGTATGTTGGCACAATATTTCATTATGAAGAATGATAATATCAACATTATATTTGTAAGTTCTCAAAACAAGTTGAAATATTTTGATAAACAAGTGGAAGAAGAAGTGATAACAAGCAATTATAATGCAAATAAAAAGAATGGCATTTATTACTGTAATGAATTACTTAGTCACAAATATGATTATTTACAAGAATGGAAAACCAAATTAGATGTGAAAAAGAAGGATGATTTAGCCGATGCATTTTTACAAGGTATTTGGTATATTGAAAATAAATTAATTGTTGCGTAAAAGATATAAATATATATTCTGTGTTTAGATAAATGGAAGTTAATTTGGGTTTTGATGATATTGA